TATGTTCTGAGGTGGTAATCCAAACACTTGATGAGGTGTCGTAAAATTAGACGTGATAAGATTGGAAACATCGTCCAACGTACCCAGTCCGTAGCGAGCATTCGTCCCGTCACCAAACTTTAGAACCACTGGGTCGTTGCCTCCATTCAACCAAGACAGTGCATTCGTGTTAGAGTCATATGTGACGGTGAGATCACTGACGTGATCAGTGATGTTCGACGCGAGGTCGTCCCCGTTCGCGAAGGAGCGGTTCGGTAAACTGATGGTCGTACTATCAACACTGAACGTATTGTTGTGTCCATGAATCAGTGTCTGACTGTTGGGTATACGAGCGGATAACAACGTAATCTTCTGGATGTCGTAGATTTCATTCTTCAAGTCGATCACATAGTCATGTGGGTCTGGGTATTTCGAATAGTCGCGTTCGCTACTATCGATTTCTAAGGTGTGGACCTCCATTAAAATTTAGGTATATAATTTTAATGAGTGTTTCTATTTAATTAATGGACTTGCTGAAGGGGTTGTTCGCAAGTTGGTTTTTCGCTAAATCTAAACGGTTACCCATGACATGGGGATTGGGAGCACCCTTATAGGGGTTAAGCTCAGTATACTTATTGACCTGGTAGTTCTGTGTCCACCCACCGTTCGCGGCACCTGTGCGTCCATCGATCCGAGTCTTATCGTGACGAATCGTCGTCAAGGCACCGTGTTGGTTGACGGGCTTCTCACGGACGTTCATGCGGCCTGGGTTACCCATACGGTTAGGCTTGGCACGACGTTCGTCGGGTCGAATACCGAAGGCGAATTGCTGGTCAACGCTGTAGCCAGCCTGACCATTGGTTCCTTCGACACCCATGCGAGCCGCTGGTGAAACCATGTAGCCACCATAGAAGTTTGTGATACCCGGTGAAGGGTTGTTCACGTGCATAAACTGAGCATCGTGGATGTCCTCCTTGTTACGAGTGGGGTTCTGGGGCAGTGTCTGCCCCGGAATGAAACGACGACCCGGTGTCTTGTCGAGACCATCCGCCCGGTGACCAGTCTGAGAACGATTGGTCGTTCGCATCGCCTTCTGATGCGAAGCCCGGGGAACAACGCCACTCATACCCTGGGCACGACCGAGGGTCGGGGGGCGACGCTCGGGAAGGTACGCAGTCTTTTCGGGGTGATTGTAGCTCACCTTACCAATCTCCGCACGGCGACCACCCTTCGTGTCGACGGCAGGACCGGAACGACCGGGTAACGTGGTAAGACGATACGCACCAGTATTGACAGGATTCACTCGGAAAACCTGTTGGTAGCCACCAGCCGACTCAACGTCGGCACCGACACCGAGGCCGGGACCGACCAACTTTTTCTCGACTGGAGAAAGATTGTTCATCCGACCCTGATCATAGAGACGACCACGCATCTCGAGAAGTTCTTGACCACCAGTTCTATTTTGTGGGGCGATAACCGAGAAAGAATCAACTTCGGATTTACGATCAGTGAATGGATCAGAGAATTCGATTTCTTCATATTCGGTATCATATAATTCGGGCTCCTTCTCCACAACCTTTTTGGGCTGCTCTGGAACCTCACTCAGTTTACGACCGGCATAGATGAGACCCGCGACAGCCAATACGGACACGGGGTCTGCCATTCTTACTTGATGATAATATTTTTATTGGGGTAAATATCTCTGGTTAAACATGCTATTCTGGATGTGGGCACGTGTACTGAGTGGCTCATAGGTACGGGTACGAAGAGGGACCTTGCACGCAACATCGTTGAGTGGGAAGAAGCCACTCTCGTGGGGCTTGACGACAACCTTGTTGAAACGAGTCGTCGCTTGGGGACGAAGTTGGTCACTGACCTCAATGTGTTGAGCTGGAGAACCCTTACCCGCCATGTAGGGAGCGGTCCCGAACACCATCGTCGAAGGACGACAGCAGTAATTCAGGGCACTGGGTTGTGGGTACACGAAAACATCATCGGTCGCCTTGTTAGTGGGAACGCCACCACCATTGACGATGTTCAGTCCTGGTTGGAGTTGATACGCCATTTATTATTACGTGAGAAAATTAAGCTGAATGCCCAGCTCTCAAACCAGAACCCCGGTGCATACCAGTTCGCTTACCACTGGGATCCAAACCCCCGAAAGCCTCGAGCTGGACACCACGAGCGTTGGGGCTACAGAAAGTTCCATCTGTCTTGCACATGGGTGCCATCTTTTTACCGTAGCACCACTCCGCGAAGCCGGTCTGATCACCCGCAGCAGTCGTCACGGGATTCGAAACAAACTGTCTGGCCATCGCATTGGCTTGATATTCGGGGAGAGCTGTCCTGGAGCGACCAGGTGCATACTTGGTACGCCTCTCGAGAGAATCACTGATACCATTTCTGACCGATGAATGGTAACAAGCGGATGGACGATCTGGCCGATCCACAAAGTCCGACAACAACATGTTGGCCATGGGATTGTCATCCGTAGGCAACTGACAGTTGGGGTCGGAATCCTCCGTGACCATTGTGAGGCGAGCAGATCCTTCCTTGACCATGTCAGAGTTATACATGACATACAATACACCAATCACGGTCGCAGCTAAAACGAAGATCCGAGGATCTCGACGAATCAAATAGATAAAGCACGCAGCGTAGATGATAAAACGTGAAGCAGCGTTCACACGTTCTGCCGCTGTCTGCTTGTTGGTGGGCCAGAACTGCAGAACCTTTTCGCGATTAATGAGTTCTTGTGGGTTGTCAAACCAGACCTTCATTTATATAGGGTGAGTTTATTTTTTCATCATGCTGCTAAACATGCTCATGAGAGCCTTCTCATCAATCTGACCATCGCCGGATTGCATCTTATCGGCACAATCCTTGGCGACGGACTCGATGACGGATAACGTCTCTTGGGGGATTGCAGTGATGGTCGTTCCGAGCATGTAAAGCGTTTGAAGGTACTGCCACACGGCACCCTTCGTAGCATCAGACATCTTGTCCTTCCAGTACTCCTCGATGTTGAGATCCTGAAGAAACTCGATACCCTTAATGTCTTCGGTAAAGAACGTCTCATCCTTCTGGGTAATCTTCTGGGCGTACGCACCTACACCACCCATGTAAGCCTCGACACACTTACGGGGGTTCGTAGACTTTAGAAGATCGAAGGATGTCATGAACTTCTTGATGCCCTTCTCGTTGGGGAAGGTCTTATGCAATTCCACAAGAAATTGACCCATCATATCATTGAATGCAGATACGGAAGCCATATTTATAGTAACTTGTGTGGTTTAATCTTTAAGTTTAGAAGGGTTCACTCGATATGACTTCCCTCTGTGCTAAACCATTCGCGACGATAAAGTACACGAGGATAGCGTTAAGTACAGCGGGCTTGACATAGCTGCTATTGGGGAGTTTTCCTTCGTTGTTGATGCGAGATCTGGCGTGAATGTAGCCAGCCGTGATCATCGCCGCGATGAGACCGGCCCACATTGGGTCGCGGAGATAGTCTGAGAGTTCCATTTAATTATACCCAACTTTTTTTGTTCTCTCATCGGCAGCATCATTGAAGAAGACGTCATCTTCGCCTGCTGGTTCCGGTTCAGGGTCTGGAGACTGGACACTGTGAATTGTCTTGAATTCGTTGGCAAGACCGCTGGGTTCCGTCGTCGGATCCAAGGGTGGGGGTGCCTCTGGTTCGGTCTCGACAATGGGCTCTGGATCCGGCTCCATCTCCGGTTCCGGAACGGGCTCAGTCTCCATCGGGGGTTCATCATACACATCGGGGTCTTCGGTGTCAGCAAGCTGTTCGTCGTCGTCGATGCTGATGTTGCGATCAGTCTGAGACATGTACGTCTGAAGAATCTGTTGAACTGGAATCAACTCCTTGACGGTGTTTTCGATGCAGATAGAGATCCGATTGTATAGTTTCTCGTCACGAATATGTTCAGACTGCTCTTCATGATAGATGTAGGGGTCCCTGTACAACTCCTTGGCGACGTTGTCGTAGCACGTCTGAATGAAGACCTCGTTAGTGGGAACCTTCAAAGAAATCTTCTTATTCTCTGCCCTGAGACGCACAGATGAGAGGATCTTGACACAACTGACGAATACCGCAGCCAAAAGATCACCGAACCATGCACAACGGGACGTGATGTTATCACTGTGACGCTTCGACATTGCATTACTCCAGTTTGGAACTTCCTTGAGTAGTTTCTGGAACATGATCAAAACCTTGCGACCCTTGGAGAGCTTGTTAGCCTCTTCATACATTTCAGCAAACACTTCAACGATGGGAGGACACATGACATGAGAAAGCTGTCCAAGGTATTCCTTCTTGGCTTCAACTAGAATTCCAAGTGGTTCAGACATGTTATACTAAAGGAGGATACAAAAATTATCAAAACTACTACGCACCACTTCTATATTTATTAGCCATCTTTTTGAGATTGATGAAGGAAGGTAAATCACCATCATCACTCGGAGTCTCTGGTATTTTATCCCTCTGTTGAGAAGACCATGTTACACATAGATCAATTTGGGATAGCACCTGTACCCTGAAACCACCGAGTTCGAGTTGTCTCTTTAGATATGTACATGCATGAGAACGATCAAACGTTGGGAATCCAAACACTACAGATGGTACACGAAGAAATACACATTTACCCCCCAGTTCAACGGTGTGGCGTATTTTTCTAGAAAATTGTTCGTAAATTTTCTTGTACAGTTCCTTCTTGTTCTTCTTTCTACTTGATTCAATGTTTACTATTTCAGAAACATTGATCATTATAATTACTGTAATTTAATTTTCGCCTTTTCTAACTCAGCGACGGTCGGGACGACACGCTCTTTTACTAGCTTGT